AAGGAATATTTACCAGTCCCCGAACCAAGTTCTAGTACTACAGAATTCTCATCAATAGATTGCAGAAATTCATCGATTAAAGTCTGATCGATATCCACTTGTCCAAAGAACATTAAATTACATGTGAATATATACTTTATGCCAGAGACAGGGACTCACGCTTTACATCGGGTGCAGCATCCAGAATTGCTTGATAGGCACCCTCTGTCCGAGTCTCGTCACCGCCGAAATATGTCGAGAGCCCCTCTTTGATGACAGCCTTGGTCACTGTGCCCTTGGCCGCACGCTGAGTATACTTCACCTTGAACTTGTCGACATTTGCAACATCGATCTCTTCATCATGCATGTACTTTTTGATAAACGACCGAAGTTCCTTCTCTCGTTTATTAAGGATCCCAAGATCTTTGCGTGCTTCGGTGAGTTGAGTTTTTAGCTCAACCCACGTGGTCATTGCACTTTTGAACTCCATTACATTACTAGGTTGTTATTTCTTTATTTGTAAAATGGGTTTTGCAGTGTGAGCCGTGACTGATTTGGGTCCTGCATTATGGATGAACCCACAGCAATTGTTGGAACACCACGGGGGATGGTTGCCTGAGTCTGGTATCCGGAAACTTCAGAGATTGGCGCAATTACAGGGTCACCACGGATATCACGGCTCATGTTTCTGCGTGAACCCCCAAGCATATCAGGGAGGCCAATCAATTCTGCGGCCGATAGTAGATTGGTCGAGCCAGACTCATATGTGCTTATGGATTTGGGTGGGGTATCTGGTACAATGTCATACGTGCTACGACGTCTTGGGTAAGCGTATGTCTGTACGGGCTGTCTGTGAACTCTATTATAAGACGAACCATTTTTGACAAATACAAAATATACAATTGCCAGGACGATAGCAATCTTAACCATCTCAGTATGCTTCATTTATTGTTAGTGCCGAAAAAAATCTAGTCCAGATAATCTTCGTCATCCTCTACTGGCTCCTCGGGGAAAAGATATTCCGGTACCCGCTTTGTATCCGAAGACTTGACCTGAAGAACCTTGAAGATTGGACCGAATGATTTTTTAAGAAACCAGACCCCACTGAGTTCTACGATCACATCTGCACCGGCTGACCAGTCAGAATCAGCATCCATTATAACTTTACCAGGGCCCCAAAAGGTTGTAACAACCTGACCCTTCTTTGTTGTTAGATTTGCCTCGAATGTATTTCCGAGGCCGAGCGAACTCTGGAAAGCTTTTTGGATGGTTGCTACATGAACGTCTCTGCCGAACCATTCCACGGCCGACTCTTTTGCACGGACCATCACCTTATCCTCGAGATCCCGAACCTTCTGCGCCTGAGACTCGCTGAGGCTGAGAATAACAGGCTTGTCTAGGAAGGACTCGACATCAACCTTTGTAAGCAGTAGGCGGTTCTCGCCAGTAACCTTGAGATAATAGCGGCCATCGGGAACCTTGACTGGTGAACTAAACTCCATTTGTATTGTCGGCGACAAAAGTTTTGGGTTAAAGACGCAACGCACTTGTTATGTATAATGGAGTACCTAACCAAAGCTATTGATGAGCAGGCCAAGGAGCTAAAGTCTCTGCGCAAGGATGTGCGCAAGATTCGCCAGTTTCTAGAGGATCCCAACGGTGAGAAGGCTCAGCTGCGTTCTCAGAACAATGGATTCCGTAAGCCACAGAATGTCTCTCCAGAGCTTCGTGCTTTTCTCGAGATTGGGCCCGATGATAAAATCTCTCGTGCAGACGTCACGAAGAAGATTAACGAGTATGTCACGAAGAAGGGGCTCAAGATGGGGCAGAACCTCACTATGGATGATTCTCTTCGTTCTCTTCTCAACCCTCCAGCTGATGTACAGATTACATTCCTCAACATCCAGAAGTACATCAATCCTCACTACATCAAGGATGTACCAGTCGTTGAGGCTCTACCAGTAGAGAAGAAGAAGCCGACGCTGAAGAAGAAGTAGATATTATCTGATGTAATAGTATGGATCTTTTCACCTTTCCGAAGCGAGAGGATTATTATGTAATTAACGATGCCGATGGTGTAATAACATCTACAAATATCCCAGGGGCTTTAAGCTACCCCATCGATTATGTTCAGTTCTCTTCTAGATATTATGCACTATATGATGATAAGGAGATAATAACATCCACAAATATTCCAGGAGCCCTAGATCAGAGGTTTGTGCAAATGACTAGTAAATACTATATTATATATGGGAAAAATACTAATATACCCAATAACCCAGTTGATCTCATGAAGATATGGATGAGTGGTAAATACTATGCAACGTATGATGAATCACGCAAAATAACGGCAACAAATATCCCGGGATGTTTGAATGAATCTTTAAATAAATTATATGTATATTGGGGTTCAGGTTCAGATTATTATGCATTGCAAGATAATTCTGGTGTTGTAAGGTTAACAAATATTCCTAAATTACTTGGAAATTTGATTCATAACTTGTATATTGTTGGAAACTTTTATGTGTATTTTGATGATAATAAGATGATAACATCAACGAATATACCAGGAGCTAGAGGTATGGGTCTAAATAACGTTGGCGCCTTTTACAATTATTTTGCTGTATGGGGTGATGATGGGGTGATCAGGACTACCAATATTCCCGGAGGGTATCATCTAAAAATCGATAACTTGTGGTTTCTGTATTGGGGTGATTCGTGGTTTCTGGATTAAAAAAAATAATCTTATATATAATAAAATATGGACCGAACAAAAATAGAGAACATCGTTGGTACAAAGATTAATAATCTGAATTTGTACATACGGGCATTCACGCATAAATCGGCATTGAAAGAATATCCGCTGAAGGAGGATTATGAAACGCTAGAATTTATGGGTGATTCAGTTTTGGGATTTGTAATTACAAAATATTTATTTGATAAATACTCAAATGAAAATGAAGGCTTCCTCACAAGAGCCAGGACCAAGATTGTCAGGAGTGGAACACTCGCCAGAATTGCACATGAGATAGGACTTGGTGAAATGATCATAATGGATGAAAAAGGTATAAGAAATTCTTGGAACTATAATCCAAAGATTCTAGAAGATTGTTTTGAGGCATTGATAGGGGCCATATATTTAGATCTCGGAATGATTTATGCAAGAAATTTTATAATTACAATAATTGAAAAGTCAAATGTATCATTGGAAGATGATAATTATAAGGACCAGATTATGAGATATTGTCAAGCAATGAAATATCCATTTCCAGAATATAATGTTTTATCATTTAAGAATGGTACATTTGAAATAGAACTTGTTATGAATGGGAATACTTGTGGCCACGGGTACGCATCTACAAAGAAGCAGGCAGAACAATATGCTGCTCAGATGGCACTTAAAACTATGAATCTTAAAATACCTAATTATGCATCCAAAGGTCCAGCAACTTATTGATCAGAAATATGATGACCAAAAGTCGGATGCATGGCTAAGTATGCGTGAAACGATGCTTACAGCATCTGATGTAGCAACGGCCCTTGGTGAGAATCCATATGAAAAGCCATCGGGTCTTATACTCAAGAAGTGTGGCCACGGTACAAAGTTTATGGGTAATGACGCAACAAGACACGGTGAAAAGTACGAATCGGTAGCTCGAGATTTGTACTGTGAAAAGACTGGGGAAGTCGTCCATGAGCTTGGACTTGTGCAGCACCCAGAACTCCCATGGCTCGGGGGCTCACCCGATGGGGTTACTGAAAGTGGAAAACTGATAGAAATCAAATGTCCAGTCTCCCGAAAGATTGATAACAAGGTTCCAAAGCACTATTTGGCCCAGCTCCAGATTCTTATGGAAGTTCTTGATCTTGAAGAGTGTGACTTTATTCAGTATCGCCCAGAGCCATTAGAGTATCAAGTCACCAATGTAAAGAGGGACCGAGATTGGTTCACTCAAAGATTACCAAAACTCAATGCATTTTGGAATGAGGTTCTATACAAACGAAAGAATGGCCTCTGTGAAATTATTTAGAAGAATAATGTGTATATATAATATGAAGTGCCCTTGGTGCGCAAAACATTTAGGCATTGTTAAATGTAAAGGATGTCTAGTAGAATTTTGTCATAACTGTATTCAACTTGAGAGCCATTGCTGCCTTATGCTTCAAGAAGTTAGACGCAAAGAACTAGACATGCTTGAAAAGAATAATCCAGTCGTAAAGGCTCCTAAAATTTGTAAATTATAATAGTAACTAAAACTATGAATATAATAAGCATATAAAGTTCTAAAAACCCACAGCTCTCTTTATCAAACTGGTTCTTTTCACAAGCATCTCCGCCCGATATAAGTGCCCTATCACGTGTTTTAATACCATCTACACACGGAGACCAAAG